TGCCTCGTCAACCGGACCAGCGCCGAGCCACCCAACCACGCCGACTGTGCCGAGTGGTCGAGCAAGGCGTGCCCCTTCCTGACCAAGCCGATGAAGGTGCGGCGCCACTCCGACATGCCCGAGAACGCCATCGACCCCGCGGGCATCATGATCGAACGCAACCCCGGCGTCACCGCCCTCATCGAGAGCGAGCGGTGGCAGTACTTCACCGTCCCGGACGGGATGGGCGGCAAGGGCATCCTGTTCAGCTTCGATCGCATCACCAACGTCCGCTGGATGAGCGAGGGATGGGCAGCATCGACCGAGCAGGTGCTCACGTCCATCGAGACGGGCCTTCCGCAGTTGATCGAGATGTCCGAGACCGAAGCGGGAGCGATGCGAGCACTGGCGATCAAAGCGCGCGGCGCTCTCCGCTGGATGCCAGGCAAGTTCGACGTGGGTGACTACCCCGTCATCGAGAAGCTGTTGAGCAACCTGCCATGACCCCCGACGCTGAGTGTCGGTCATGCCGAATGCCTATCCGTTGGGTGGTGACGCAGAACGGGAAGCGGATGCCATTGGACCCTGTTCCCGATCCCGAGGGCAACGTATGGATCGAAGGCATGGAGAACGGTGTGCCCAAGGTGCAGGTGGCGCTCACCGCAGCCGACGTTCCCGCCAACGTGCCGATCCGCTACGTCAGCCACTTCGTGTCCTGCCCCGATCGCGATTCGTGGAGGAAGCCCTGATGCCCCTCCTGAACTACACGACCAGCGTCCCGGCTTCGCGCACCGCCACGCAGATCATGGACATGCTCTCCAAGCACGGGGCCAGTCAAATCCTGTTGGACTACGTGGACAAGCGCACGGTCGGGCTGGCATTCGCCATCACCACCGATGTCGGGCTGATGCGCTACAAGCTGCCCGTCGATACCGCAGCCGTGGAGAAGGTGCTCCGCAAGCAACGTGTCGAACGGCGATACCAAACCCCCGAGCACGCCGAGCGCGTGGCCTGGCGAATCTTGAAGGACTGGCTGGAAGCGCAGCTTGCCCTCGTCGCGACCGAGATGGTCGCACTCGATCAGGTGATGCTGCCCTACATGCTCATGGGCGAGGGCACGGTCTACGAGCTCTACCGCAATCAGCAACTCGCCATCGGAAGTGGAACATGAGCGACCATCGACACACCCGCCCGCTGTCGCTGGTCGAAATCGAGGAACGCATCCAGCGCGTGATGGACGCGATGGAATGCGAGACCGAGGAGTACGACGACATCGCCCGCGCCGCGGCAGAGGCGGAGGCTGACTACCGCAAGCAGTCGGCCACCGCGCTGCTCGCCGTCATCCAACACGGTGAGGCGAAGATGACCGTGGCCGAGCGACAGGCCCGCGCTGACCTGATGTCGGCCGATGCCCACAAGGAGCACCTCATCACGACGGCCTCCCGGAACTCCAAGCGCGAGCACCTGCAAACACTGCGAGGAATCCTCGATTCACTTCGGACCCTCAACGCCAGTGTTAGAAATCAGACGTAGGAAAGGAACGGCAGTGCTCAACGGATCACCGCCTCCCGCACGTTCCGCTGCCCAGCGGGACTTGGAGAGAGTGCAACGCAAAGTCACCGAGGGACAGCTCGCCGAGCAACGTCGGCGCGAGCTGATCGTGTACCTCCACCGCGAGGAACGCATGAGCCAGGTGGAGATAGCGGCACGCCTGACGCGTGCGGCAAAGGCCGCTGGCGGTTCCCCGGTGGGAGACGACGCAGTATTCAAGATCATCAAAGCAGCAAGGAGTTCACGGTGAAGCAGATCAAGCAGGAGTTCGATCCGGAGATCGACATCGACGCCATCAAGGAACACCCCGACAACCCGCGCAAGGGGGACGACCGGGCGGTGGGTGAGTCGATCGCCCGCAACGGCTTCTTCGGCGGCATCCTCGTCCAGAAGTCCACCGGCTACGTCATCGCCGGGAACACCCGCTACAGGGTGATGAGCGAGGAGGGCCAGGCCACCGTCCCCGGCTTCTGGGTGGACTGCGACGACGAGACCGCGACGCGCATCATGCTCGCCGACAACCGCACGTCCGACCTCGCCTTCTACGACGACGAGGCACTGTTCGGTCTGCTCCAGGGGCTGGTCGAATCGGAAGGGCTGGACGGCACCGGCTACGACCGCGCCGCCTACGAACTGCTGTTGCAGTCGGTCGAGTCGGACTCCATCGTCGGCGGCATCCGCCAGGGCGTGCTCCCCGAGGAGCGCATCGACCAGTTCAACTCGCTCGACATCCGCAGCCTGATCCTGCCCTACGAGTTCGCCCGCTACGAGCCGGTGGCGAACGGACTGGCCACACTGAGGGATGCTTGGGACATGGACAACAACGCTGACGCGGTAGAGCGCCTCGTCTTTGAGGCTCTGGAGGAGCTGGATGCAACGAGAGCAGGTTTCAATCCCACGGTTGACGCTGGAACGGGGTGATCCGCTCGTCCCATGCTCCTACGCGGAGGGTTTGAAGGACCGTTGGGGCCGGAAAGCCAAGAGTTGCGGGGCGATGGTGAAGTACGCCCCCAACCACCTCTGCCCGGAGTGCGGGAACCGGATGGTGAAGTCGAATCCTCGCCCTCCGGGGCCGGAAAGCCGCGTCATCGACGACAACGTGGCGATAGTCGACTCCCTCACCGGCAAAGTGGTCGCGCTGCACATCGTTTGCGCGGCCGACCTGGCTTCTGACCTCGCTTCCAGCCTCAGTCAGGTCAAGTGGGACGACCAGGTGTTCTCACAGGTCACCACCACGTCGCGATTGAGCGGGATGGCGACCACCCACCGGACGTTCGGCTACCAACCGCCCGTTCCAATGCGCCGCAGGTACGGATGCTCCCGTTCGCAGTTCAACCAGGACTATCCGGAGGCGATGGAGCAGATCGCGCAGTTCTGCCGCGTCGCCGAGCACGTGTTCCGCACCAACGCCTCGGAAGTTCACGACCTGACCGCACAGAAGGTGCGCGAGGCCATCCAACCGGCCTGGCTGATCGCCGGAACGCCGTGGTCGAGCGGAATCATCAACAAGACGGTGTCATTGCCGTATCACCGCGACCAGGCGAACGTTTCCTCGTCGTGGAGCGCGATGTTGGTGTGTCGGCGTCAGGTGGAGGGCGGTTTGCTCCATCTGGCCGACTACGACACGTACTTCACCGTTCCGCACGGCTCCATCACGATCTTCGACGGCCAGTCCATCACCCACGGCGTCACGCCGATGCGAATGCTCTCCCCGGCGGGCTTCCGCTACTCCCTCGTCACCTACGCCAAGGTGGGGATGAAGAAGTGCTGCGCGAACCCGATGGACGAGCCCCGGCGCGCCGCCATCGAAGCCACCGAAGCCGAGGACCGCCGAGCAGCGGGCTACAAGCCAGTTCGCAAGCCACGGCGGTACGCATGAAGCTGATCAAGTACGACGAGGACGAGTTCCCCCTGCGCGCTGTCGTCACCGAGTTGGTCGGGGTCGATGACCTGAGCGAACTCATCAACGACATGCCGCTGGTCACGCGCGAGCGGGATCAATCGACCAGCTACCACTCCGCCTTCTACTGGGCGTTCGAGAACATGCGCGACCTCTACGAACGCTTCGTCCACCACGTCGCGGCCGAGCACGTCGAGGCTCCGTATTGCTTCCAAGGCGTGCCGACCTTCCGGGTCCAGCTTCCCGACAACCTGGCCGTGGGCGAGTTTCACAAGGATGCGGACTACAACCACCCCGACGGCGAGGTGAACTTCTGGGTTCCGCTGACCCCCGTCGAGGACACCAGCGCGGTGTGGATCGAGTTCGATGACCGGTACGTCCCGGTCCCCGTCCAGCCGGGCGAGGTCCTGATGTTCGATGCCGTCAACACCCGCCACGGCAACGTCGTCAACCGGTCGGGCCGATCGCGCGTCAGCTTCGACTTCCGCTGCCTGCCGATGCGGCGTCACCGGGACACCGAGGCGGCATCACTGAACACCAACCTTCGCTTCGTGGTCGGGGGCTACTACCTCACGAACGACCAGTCGCTCGAACTCCCGCAGTAGGTCGTTCTTCAACGTGCGCCGGAGGGCCACGTGGCTCAACGGTGGCCACCCTGCCTTGTCCGCGTAGCGCAGCGTGCCGGGATAGGTCTTCACCAGGTGGGCGGCCTCGGTCATCTTCTGCTCCATCCGTGAGCCCTTGGAGTTGAACGCCCCAACGGTGTAGCGGCGGCAGTCCGGCAGCACCCACTGGTTGACCACGACCACGCCGTACTGCTCGATGTTCTGAGCGGTGAAGCACACGTCATCGACCATCTGGGCCCCGGTGTCGAAGCGCAGCTTGCCCTTCTT